TTTTTTGGTTCTGTCGGAGCTATGACAAAAAAAGCTAAAGATTTAGACCCAATGAATAGTGTTAGGAAAGCCGCCAAGGATGGCGACTGGATGTCTTTAATGGTAGAGTATGCCGCTAATAAGTCAGGATTAGGGGGTTTAATAGGCCAAGACAGCCCTAAGAAAGACGAAAAAGGGGGGGTAAACAGCCCCAAAACAGGCTTAATACCTAAGAAAATGAAGGATTTATTAGGTAAATAAGAAAAAAAAACGGTATCTATCTACCTAAAAATTAAATATATTATATATAGAATTAGTCTTACTTCTTTTATTTCATAGTTATATAATAAACGTTATCTTTATATATACAAACATAATGTGAGTCATAGAGTGATTAATATGAAACAGATAAGAACAGACAAAAACGGCCAGCAATACGACACACTACACGAGATGCCTGTGCATTATTGTAGAACGTGTTCGTTAAAAATGTTTGAACCTAACAAGGGTTATGATTACAGGTGCGCAACCTGTCACAATAAAGCCGAGGGGTGGAGTTAATGATTTGCATTAGTTGTAATATGGAAGTAGTAAGGAAAGAAGATTATGTAGGCGTTAAAGTTGGCCATTTAGTTTTGTGTAAGAGGTGCGAATAATGCCGGGAATAACAACATTAATAATTTGTAAAAGATGCGAGGGGTCTTATCAGAAAAAGAGGTCTATAGATAAGATACATTGTTTACATTGTTATAGGAGTTTAAATAATGGGACGTAAACCGGGGCCGGTAAAACACACTAAAGTGTTTAGGATAACGCCAAAAGAAGATGTTAAAATAGATGACATACTAAAGTATTGGCAAGCCAATAGAGGGTTTTATAATGTTAAAAGTTATACTCGGTCAGACGTAGTAGGACAGGCAATTGCCCAGTATTGGATACAACAAAAGGCAAAGCATGAAACCGATGGTAAATATTGCGGTATATGTGGCAATCCGACACGAAGAGAAGAATAATAAGGTGTAACCTAATGGTGTTTTATGGTAGCAAGAAGAAAAGCACCCAGACGTAGACAAAAAAAGAGTTTTAACGTAAGTGCGATTGAACTGGGGACAGCTCTCAGTCTTTCACAGTCAAGTGGATTAGCATCCTCTGTTAGAACTGCATTAGATGGAAATATATCTGGTGGATTAGAGAATTTACAAAAGACAGTTATGGCAAATAAAAACAAAATAGTAGGAACCTTAGGGGCTGCATTTGTTGCTAAAGCATTAACAAAAGGATTTACTTCCTCGACATTGGCCAAACTCGGCCCTATTCGTGTGAAGGCATAAAGGAGAAATAAAAAACAATGGCATTTTATCGAACAAGAGAAGGAGCAATTACTGCGGCTGATTCATTCACCGCTTTAGACAGTCTATATGGACAATCAACAACAGCAAGTGTGCAGGTTCCAAGTGGAAGCTCACAAATAGTAGGCATAGTAGCATCTATCGCAACAGATAGTGCAACCAATGGTGCAGCTACTTTTGCTATGCAATTATCCGGCGATGGATTATCAAGTGGGCAAGAAACAATATGTATTGGTTCACAAGGGGTAGACGGTACACCGGCATCTAATGGGGCCACAAACTCACCAATGACATTAGATGTCGCCATTCCAGTAGTCGGTTCTAATCAGGTATCTATTGCAGTAGCAATGGATGTCGATGTAGGTTCTGCGCAAGCTTCAATCACTCTAGTTTTCGCTTAGGGCATTCTATGCCTTCAAAGAGAACAGGATTTGCGCCGTGGTCTCTAACAAGAGAAGCCGGCGTATTATCCGCTACAGTTGATGGAACTGTAGAAGTACCACAAAATGTACAACCTACATTATCTACTGGGTTTGTAGATTACAAAGGTAATTGGCAGGGAGCTAAATCAAGTGATGAAACCTTTATTGGTTTTACTAAACATTTAGTTGTTGCTAACGGTGGTACAGTATTAGCACCTGCAACGGCCAATATAGATTTTATAGATATGACAGGTTTTAATAATATATTTATAGCAATTAATCCTAGTAATGGCGGCAATTTTGCTATTGAAGCAGTAATGGGGCCTGACACGAATAGTTTTGCTAATTTAAATCCTGTTAATCCTGCTAGCACTATACGAGTTAGTTTACCTTCTCGTTTAGGTGATGATAGTTTAGATAAGGCATTTTCAGATACTCAGGAAGCTTTAGTAACTGATGTATGGAATATATTTTTAATTCAAACAAGATTAGCAGACCAAAAAATGATGCAGTTTAAGCTTACTAATAATAGTGGAGCCGAGTCTGATGTAGAATTTGCATTTATGAGGATAGTATAATGCCTAAAAAGAAATTAACTAAGACACAAGTAAGACGTTTAATTAATGTAGTTATGCGTGATTTATATCGTTTAATGCTTGACCGCTTACAACATGGAACTAAATCAGATATGAAAATGACGTTTAATAAAGTAGAAGAGTTTTATACTGCAATAGGAAAAGCTCAAGATAAGATATAATGGATATTGCCGGAATGGTATTGCTGTTACGATTGCTTGAAGACCAAAAAAAAAGTGCTGCGTTTGATGTACCAATAGACCCCGGTCTAGTTGGTGCTCGACCACCTTCCGGTTTTGTTAAACCAAAACCAATTAAAAAAGTAGATGATACACAGGTAAGACCACGCGGTCGCTTTGGTCTATAATGCCGATTGCCGCAATTCCCCAAGGGATAGAGCTGCGTAAAATTTCAGCAGCACAAAAAAGAGCTGTAGACGAATTATTAAAAAAACAAAAAGATACATCATTATTGAATACTGCTATACCTTCAACAATCTTGTTAATTATTGCAGGTGGTGCAGGTGCTATATATTTATTTAGAGATGAAATAAGAAAATGGGCAGAAGACCAAAAAGCTGATTTATGGAACGCAATTAAAAACTTTATTGTAGGTGGTACAATAAGTGCAGGGAGTGGCGTGGCTGAAATTTTTACTGAGACTTTAAACAAAGTGTTTACATTTAATCCAACTACACCGGCAACCTTTGTAGATGCACAAGGAAATATACAAACATTGTCAAGGTGTCAACGATGGGAGAATGATGCTAATGACCAGTTAGCAAAAGTACAAGCCGGTGGTTTGTCCAGAAGTGAAAAGGTAGAGGTTGCCACAACAATTCTATTAATTGCTAAAAACATGAAAAACGAAGGCTGCGAAAAGCCTTTATCAATAAGTCAAGCTCAATGGAATGAAGCATAAATGGAAATTGATTCGTATGTCTTATTGGGATATGCTATTGTCTGGACTGTCTTTTATTGGTTTTTATCGCAATATATTGCAGAGTTATCGCGTCAAAAATGGACTACATGGGTACAATCTGAAGAAAGTGACGATGTATTATTAGAAGCACTAGCCGCCATTATACAAGAAATAGAAGATAGGATGCACGATAAATTAGAACAGTTTCAATCTTCTTTTTTTGGTTCTGTCGGAGCTATGACAAAAAAAGCTAAAGATTTAGACCCAATGAATAGTGTTAGGAAAGCCGCCAAGGATGGCGACTGGATGTCTTTAATGGTAGAGTATGCCGCTAATAAG